CTACCCGTCGAGCCTGGCGTCGGAAAGCTCTCAATGACGCTCCATCCGGTGGAACCGGAGATGCTACTGCCGCCGCCAGTGGCCCGTTCGCCGGCCGCACATGCGGCAGTCACAATGCCGGTATTGCCGTTCGGGACGGACACGACAGTGCCCTGGCGAACGGTCACGTTCGTCGCGCCATTAGTGCCGTTGGTGCCCGGATCGCCCTTGTCGCCCTTTGATCCTTGGGGACCAGCCGGTCCCTGCGGTCCCGCCGGAAGCTGCCCGGCCGCGAAGTCGTTGGCGAGAAGCGAGAAGTCCCTGACCTTGCCGGAAGTCACGGCGTTCTTCGCGATGTCCGAGCGCTTGACCTGACCCTTGGCGATGTGCTTGGAGAACACGCTGTTCTTGCTCAGCGTGATCGCGGCGTAGGAGCTGCCGCCCAGCGCAATGAACACGGCGGCGGTCGCCATCACGTTGGCGTAGGTGAGCGACTTGCGTATGCGATCCATCTGCCGACCCTAGACGTGCCGGTGGTGTGCGCGCAACCTATCGAAGCGATCAGACACAAATCGCCGGTCGGTCTTCACTCGCCACGCGCGGTCGTCGGTGGGAGGACGACCGCGCTAAGTAGCCCGATCCGCCGCCTCGACGCGAGCGTGGCAACTCGCGCAGAGCGCGATCAGGTTCGAGGGGTGGTCGGCGCCGCCCTCATTACGCGCGATGACGTGATGCGCGGCGAGATAGCGCGTGGAGCCGCATTCGAGGCATGATCCGTCGCGCTGGACGACGAATCGGGAGAGTTGACGCCACGCGGGCTGTTGGTACGGGCTATGGCGTCGGCAGACCGGGCAGCGAGTGCCGGTCGTGATCCGGCCGCAGTCGAGGCACGGCTTGAGCGGCATCTAGGGCTGTCCTCGGGCGTTCCTCGAACGTTCGTCCATCGACGATCCAGTCACGAACCTGAGGGGTTGACTTCGGTGCGGGGCGGACCAGGGACGGCCTGGAGACTCTCCAGACCGCCCCGCACTAGATCCATCCGAGCAGCTCGGCGGGCTCGGGGCGGTGCTCGGCGCGTTCGACGGCCATCGCGAGCGCGATTACGGCGTCGATGTTGGCGCGCGGGTTGGGCTTGTCGATCCGCCAGCCGCGGCGCGAGTGTCGCGCTACGGCGTCGGAGGCGTGGCGGGCCAACTCGCGATCGGCGGGAAGGGTGAGTCGCTGCTCAACCAAGGCCGCGTGAAGGCGCGCCGACGCCGGGATCATTCTCGCATCGTGCTGCGGGAATGCAACGACGAGCAGGCCCTCCCGTTCGAGTTCTTGCGCGGCCTGGCCGAACCGCCAGGGGTCGTACACCAGCTCGCGCACGTTGAAGCGGCCGGCCAGCGCGCGGACGTGATCGACGGCCTCGAGCACGCCGCCGTCGCCGTGATAGATCGCGGCCCCGACGTGGAGCTGCGCGTTGACCCACACGACGGCTGTGGCCGAGCGTTCGCCGCCGACGTCGACGCCGATCCAGACGTCTTCGCCGTCCGTGAAATTCGGTTCACCGACGCATGCTTGCCACGCGCCGGGCGGCAGCCACGAACCCTCGCCGACGCCCCAGCGGCAGGCATGAAACTGGGCGTACGCGGTGTCGGGGACGGCGGCGCGCTGGCGGCGCAGGTCCGCGACGCCGATCCAGGGCGCGGGGTTGCAGCGCTTGACCGCGGCGAGGTCGTCGAGGTCGGCGTCGTCGGCCAGCGACCACTCCAGCCAGTGCAGGTCGCCGCGCGCCTCCACGACCGCGCCCGTGCGCTTCACGGTCGGCTGGGCGAGCGCGCGAGCCCGGAGCCGGCCGAGCGGCGTGTCGAGCTGCGCCGCCGCCGTCGAGATCAGCAGCAGCTTGGAGTCGCGGCGCTTGATCAGGCCGGTCTGCATCGCCTCGAGCAGCTCTCCGTTCGCCGGCCAGGCCCAGACCTCGTCGCCGACGTAAAGCGTGCTGGAGAGGCCGTGGACGCGCGGACCGTCGGACGGGACGACGCGCAGCAGCCCGCCGCCGTCCTCGTGGCGCAGCTCGAGGTGCCGGACCGTCAGGACGTCGGCGAGCGCCGGGTGCTCGGCGAAGCCGCGCATGCGCTCGAAGCAGATGCGGGCCTGGTCGCGGCTGGCGGCGCCGATCGTGACCATCGCGCCCGGCGTGGAGCAGAGGTGGTGCACCCCGATCTTCGCCGCGAGCGTGGTCTTGGCGTTGCCGCGGGGCAGGATCGCGGCGACCTCCCGCGCGGACCCGAAGTAGGCACGCGCGATCCGCCGCTCGTGGGCATGGGGCGGCTCGCCGATCAGCTCGCAGAACTCCACGAGCCCGGCGAGGCCGGGGCGCACCAGGGGTAGTGCGGCGCTCGAGTGAACGATCACGTTCATCTATGAGATATCCTACTTGCATCGTGGGAATTCGACTGACGCCGCGGGGCGGCTGGGCCGGCCTCGCGGGCGAGGCCGAAGCCCGCGCGCTCCCGGCGCCGGCCGTGCAGCAGGGCTATCTGCCGTACTCGACGGCCCCGCCGCTGAACGTGACGACCGCCAACGCGCTGCGAGTCTCGGACGCCTACGCGTGCGTCCGCGTCTTGGCCGACTCGATATCCAGCCTGCCGCTGCACGTCTACCGCCGGACCGCCGCGGGCCGCGTCCCGGCCGGTCCCGAGTCGCGCGCCGTGCAGCTGCTCCGCCGCCCGTCGCCAGGCAGCACCGGCGTCGATTTGATCTCGCTGATCGTCGTGCACCTCAACCTCTACGGCGAGGCGTTCGTTGGCAAATACCGCTCCGACGCCGAGATCGTCCAGCTCGGGTTGATCCACCCGGACTCGGTCCAGGTCGAGCTGAGGGGCCAGCGGATCATCTACACGCTCCAGACGGTCAGGGGCGTCACCGAGCACGGTCCCGACGACGTCCTGCACATCCGCGGCATGTCGTCCGACGGGCTTCGCGGCCTCTCGCCGGTGACGCAGTGTCGCGTCGCGCTTGGCCTCTCCTCGAGCCTCCAGCAGAGCGCCAAGACGTTCACGGAGAACGCCTCGCGGCCGTCCGGCATCCTCAGCGCGCCGCCGAGCAGCGGCGAGGCGCTCGAGCGCCTCGCGGACCGCTGGGGCGAGGAGAACGCCGGCGTCGAGAACTGGCACCGGGTCGCGGTGATCGCCGGCGAGGACATCGCGTTCACGCCGCTCGGCTTCACGGCCGACGACGCCCAGTTCCTCCAGCAGCGCGAGCTCAGCGCGCGCGAGGTGGCGAGGATCTTCCGGGTGCCGGCGTGGGCGATCGACGCGCCGACCGGCGACTCGCTTACCTACGCGAACACGGCGCAGCAGAACCGGGCGCTCGTCGATCACAGCCTGCGGCCGTGGCTCGTCCGCATCGAGCGCGCGATCAGCGACGACCCGGACCTCTGCCCCGGAAGCGCGTACGTCGAGTTCGGGCTCGACGGCCTGCTGCGCGGCGACTCGACCGCTCGCGCCGACGTGTACACGAAGGCGCTCGACGCGGCCACCGGCTGGATGACGCGCGCCGAGGTGCGCGAACTCGAGAACCTGAACCCGGAGGCCGCATGATCCGCCCGAAGACCGGCAGCGTCGAGACGCGCACGGCGCCCGACCTGGTCACCAGCGAGGACAAGCGGATCCGCGGGCGCGTGCCCTACGACGTCGAGTCGCGCGACCTCGGCGGCTGGCGCGAGGTCATCATGCCGGGCGCCCTCGACGGCGCGAAGCTCGACGAGCTGGTCGTCACCGTCGATCACGCCGGCCTGCCGCTGGGTCGCTACCCCGGCACGCTTGAGCTTGAAGATCGCAGCGACGGCATGCACTGGAGCGTCAGCCCGCCCGAGAGCCGCGCCGACGTCGTCGAAGCCGTCGAGCGCGGCGACCTGCGCGCCGGCTCGTGGCGCATGCGCGTGCAGCGCGACTCGTGGAACGGCGACGTACGCCACGTCCACGAGATCGCCGAGCTTCGCGACGTGAGCATTGTCACCGCGGCCGCCTACGAATCGGCGGCCGTCGAGTACCGATCCCAACCCGACTCGGGCGAAGCCCAGGAGGACGACATGGGCAATGAGCCCGAGAACAGCACCAGCACCGAGACGACGACGACCGAGGAGGTCCGCGCGCCCACCGGCGGCGGCCTCCAGGTCGAGGACCGCGCCACCCTCATGAGCGAGCCCCGCCGCGGCCTGGCCGACGAGTTCCGCCACCGCGGATTCCCGGCCGAGACGGCCACGCTCTCCTGGCAGGACTACGAGGACCGTGCGGTCACCTGGACCGGGTCGGTCGACAACGTCAACAAGCTGCGGGGCACGGCGGGGCCGCTCGGCTATGACCAGCGCTACGTCTGGCCGGTGGTCCCACGCGTCGGAGTCGACGGCGGCGTCACGTCGGTGGATGTCTTCACGCAGTCGGCCCGGTCGCTGGCCACCGCCGCGAACGTCGTCCGTGCCATCAGCGCGGTGTCCGCGAAGCCCGAGACCGGCTCCACGCTGACGATCGTCACCACGCCGCTGAACCAGGTCGCCACGGTGCAGAGCGGGATCCCGAACATCTACCTCGAAACGCAGGGGTTCGCCACCACGATCGAGAACGATCTGCGGCTCGCGCTGTCGGATGGCCTCGACAAGCTCGTGTTGGACAAGTTCGTTGCGTCGAGCTTCCAGGCGCCCGGCACCGACAACATCCTCGTCTCGGTCCGCAAGTGCATCACCACGCTGCGTGCCGCAGGCTACGCGCCCGACACGCTGGTCCTCACGCCGGCGATCGACGAGGCGATCGACGTCATGGTCTCGGGGATCACCGGCGGCTCGGCCGACTTCGTGTTCGCGCCCGGCCAGTTCGCGCCCGGCACGCTGTTTGGACTCAACCGGCGGGTCTCGAAGACGGTCCCTGCCCCGGTCGTCTTCGACAGCTCCGCCTTCGGGAAGCTGTACGCCAGCCCGGTGTCGCTCGCGCGCTTCGAGGAGTCGGCGGGTTCCACGAACACCTCGCTGGTGCGACTGGAGACGACTGGCGTGTTCGGCGTCGAGCGCCAGGCGGCCGCGATCCGGATCGCGGCGGCGTGATGGCCGCGAAGCCGAAGGCCGACGAGCCGGCGAAGCCGAAGCCCGAGCGCAAGCCGAGGGCCAAGTCGCCGGTCGTCTCCCGTGCCTCGCGACAGCGGGCGAGCGGCCGCGGCGGCCGCGGACGTTGAGCTTCGAGCGCGCGCGACGCTGCTGGGCTGAGGAGGGACCTCCCCAATCCTGGGCGTGCTGCTAACGCATTGCTAACGAACCAGGCCGGACAGCCCAGCACTAGCCATCACCGCTAGGGTGTCCGGCATGGCCGTTGTCCCTGCAAACC